TATCAGTCATGCTGCCAGGGCAATGCATCAGTTGTGGTGTGCGGAATTTGCTGCAGCGTATGATCCAAAGGCACAAGCCTACTGGCAACCGCACTACGACGAGATATATGCCAGTGCAATGAAAATGACGCATTCTGTGAAGTCATGGCACAAGACCATTGAGGGAGTTCCGAAGCACCAGGTGCTCGAGCTCCTTCGCCTGCACCACATCATGCCCGCACCTGACACCCCTGCCGAGCTACTCGCGGAACTCACTTTTGACATCCCCAACAAGGCGAATGTCCCGGACCCTGCCTCATGGAGAGATTTCATGGCGTTCGTGAAGACGTACGAGTTGTGCATGTGCCTGTACAAGCGCAAAGAATGGCCTAGGGTCGCTGGGGACGAAGCAGAGAAAAACCACCCAGCTTTTGCAAAATGCCTTCGGGGGAAATTCATGATGCCACCCAACGAACATCATGGAAAACTCTGGGTGAGCGGCCACTTCCCATACATCCTATATGCGGATTCCCTGCCCATGAAGGCCAAGGATGCCACACGCATCCCCTATGACAAGAGGAACATGACATCCACCCAGAGTCTGTACGATGACTACGAGCACAATGAGCTCACCCATGCCCTGATCAAGGGGAGCAACCTTGGAGCACCACTGAACTGGACCATTGCCACCGCACGCAGGGAGTTCTGGGACCCCGAGAACGAAATGCATGTTTATGCAGACACGGCAGCTAAAGCTGAGGCAACCAAGTCAGACTGCAAACCTCGAGGCACCTTCTCTGCCAATGGAGAATTCCGCCACCTCCAGGCAGAGTTCGATCGCAACTGCCAGGTGGTGAATGACATCATCGGGTGCGGATCCCTGAGGGCAGATGTGGCGCAGCACGCAAAAGGGCTGAGCAATGTGAGCCAGGGCACGCGCCTCGGCCGAATGACCACCTCACACGACATCGAGGCGTGGTCCCCATCTCAGGACAGAGGGCATTTCATCGAATTCGGCATGTACCGTGCAGGGATGTTCATGGGGGTCTCCCCTGCGGGTTGGGCAGCAAAGTGGCGAGCCTTCGACATCTCGATCAACAAGCCGGGGGTGCACAAGACTGAGACCCAGACCAATGGTGGGTACCAGGGATTCCCAGGGACCCTTGATACATCTCTCCATGTGCTCATCCTCACGCATTTCCTGTGGAAGATGCGACTCACAGGGAAAATCCCATCGGATGTGGTCACACTAGCCAAAGCCACAATTGATGACTGCCTGGCCCAAATGGGAACCTGGATGGGGACTGAGATCGACCTCGAGATGGCCCTCCGAGACCACTACTGGGGCCTTGGCTACAAGATTGACACGGTCAAGAGCGTCATCTCAACATGCAAGGCCATCTACCTCAACCAGGCCAGCATCCGTGGCGGACAAGTCGCTCAGGGGCTCAAAGTCATCTGCAAAACTGACAGGCCGCTCGAGGTGGTGATGTCTACACCCTTCGAGGACTTCATGGCCTGCACATCTGGTGCAAAAGCAGCTATTGCCGTTGGTCACGATCCTATCTCTGCCTATTACAGTGCTTCCCTCTTGGGTGTCTGGTACCTCCTCCGTGCTGCGCCTCGCATCGCTGATCTGAGTGTCGATGAGTTCCAGGTCGCTGCAGCCCTGCCCAGGGGAGATGGGGGTCTAGGCCTGACGCACTTGCCTGACCTGGTGTGCAAGGAGCACCCTGACCAGCGGTCTCATGCAAACCACATCCTCTATGTGCTTGCCAGATGCAAAAAGATGCTAAACACCAAACTCTCCGACAGGGCACTTCACCTATGGGCGTCTCGCAAGAGCGTGCCATGGGCCCTGGTCCACAAGCACTCGATCTTCTTCAACCCGAGGTCGTGCACGCGAGCAGGCATCCCTCAGATTGAGAATGTTCGGAGATCACTCATCATCCAGAGCGCCAGAGACTGGGCCACTGCTGAGCCGTATGCCACAGTCCTAGCCAGCAGCAGATCGCGCACCATCATGGATCTCTATGGGATGTTCCTCACTCATGATGTGGGGGGTATCGATGCATCCTTCTTGGAGGCATATTCGTCGCATCTCCCTGAGAGCATCATCGACTCCTTGGTCGGGAAAGTCACCAGCTACCGAGTGGCCAAAGAGATCTGCGGGACGCAAGAGGTCATCATTGCCCAGATCACTATCAGGAGCATGTTTCGCACTCTCATTGAGGACATAGTGACCTGCCCCAAGGACAGCAAATATGATGCCGCAGATCTCTTCCTTGACATGCAGATGGTCACCGGTTACAAGCGCTCGCAGCAGGAGAGAGAGGAGTTCTACGCGTTCAACGATGTGCGGATCAATGCCCACACTGTCCCATCGCCATTTGAGTGCATTGCTGTGGTTGATGCCTTGTCGACTACCGAGGGCACCACTCACATCGCGTCCGATGTGGGCACCCTGCTGGAGTGGGCAGACGACGGGCCACGGTGCGCGCGGTCACTCGTGTCCAAGCAAGGCGTTGCATGGCCTTTCAAGTCCCAAAACTGGGTTGCAGAATCCGCAGACACATTCAGGCTTATGGACGGGGTCACAAACAAATTTGTCGAGGGGTGCTGCATCCTCAACTGGGCTGAGCAAGCAGGGATGAAGACAGGTCAGTGGGAGGAGGTGTTCTTTGCAAGATGGGTTGGAGACATGAGCCTGAGGGCGAGCATGTTCACCACAAAAGCCCTCCAAGGCAGCATCAAGCGCTCATCTGCTGCTTTTGGTGACCGCTACCATCCCGTCTTTGCCCATCCCAACCTCCAGCGCAGTGTCATGGTGTCAGTCACCCCAATCCTTGATCTACTGTCCAAGGGCAACTATGACATTGATCCCATGTCGATCATTGCCACATGCTATGCAATTGGAGCAGTCAATATGGCCTTCATAATCGATCAGTTCGGGAAGATTGGACAGGACCCCCCGTCTTTTGCATGGCGCGTGGGGCTCCACACAGATCTATACGAAGAGAGCAAACATTTGGAAATTGAGGTCACCATCCCATCGGAGTTCCTCGCGGACCTGTGGGAGCTCGAGCTAGATGGACTCGATTTTCTCTCCAATGATGGTGGAGTAGCAAGCCAGCTCCGGGCATTCATAGAGCCGGGCGGGGTTGTTGCACTCCTCGGGCATACGCATGCGGTTGAGGATGATGGTGCCCTGCCGGGGACCATCGACATTGCACCAATGATCACGGGGCCATCTGCTGCTCCTTTGGGTGCCCATTTCCTTGTCATGGCCCCAGCGCAACGTGTCGCCGGTACTCTAGTGTCAGACAAGCTCAGTAGCACACGAGTTGAGCGTATCCTTGAGATCTCCCCTGATTCCGCAAAGCTATGCGCTGTTGCTGCAATACAAGACCACAAGCTCACCACACATGCCATCAATGCCCGGCTCATGGGAGACACAGATGCTGTCACAGACGAAGAACTAGCTGCTGAGTGCTCAGACATAGCAGGAGACACCGTGGCCATCATAAGAGCCAATGTGCCCACCGAACACCCCCTCTACCAAGCGGCAGCTGCCCTGAGAGCATGTGGGCTTGTGAGCGTGCGATGGGACGACGTAACCAACATGTCCGTGCCCCAGTTCCAGGCAGAAGTCAGGCGCTGCATCATGTCACACCCACTAGAGGCACTCAACTGCCTTCACTCACATGGTCGGGATATCCTTCTCAGCACATCTGGCAGCTACGAGAGCAGGCCCCATCGCGTGCGTGCAAGCAGAGATCCCGACAAGAGCAACAAGCATGCCAGGGTGACAAACCTGCGGGACAAGTTCAGGGCACGTGCAAAGGAGTATGAGCAAAGGATAAAGTACCTCAAGGACGGGAAGAGCACCATCGCCAGGGACTCCAAGGCACGGAACCAGAAGAGGAAGATTGTGTACTTAGTTGCTGCCCGAACGTTCATGCAGTGTGTGGAGTTCATTGAAGGTCCGGAGCTCGATATCGGTGTCACAATGAGTAGAGTGCTCGGTCGCATCAATGCGAAGCTAAAATCGGTCGGGGCACCCGAGAAGATCACCGAGGCTGTCATGCTCTTCCCCAACGGCAGAGTGAATAGGGATGCTGTCGAAAGAGCCAACGAGAGGGAAGGGGCCAAGGGGTGGTATCCGGATGAATACGCACGCGGGATCCTTGCTGCAGAGAGATGGGCACATGAAGATTGTGATTTTGAGAAGAAGATTGTTTATTTCACTCCGCGGTCTGTGGAGGTCAAGATGCGTGTTAGGAAGCATGCAGCCACCGTGGTGCAGCACGAATATGTCCGCCAAGCAAAGGCGCCGGAGGTCATCGAAACCCCCGAGGAGAAGGTTCAAGCACCAGCTCCTGTTGTGGTCGCACCTCCCCCGCCAGTGGTTGACACCCCATCCGAGCCTGCAAAGAACTCCATCGCCAGCCTTGCATCCCTCTTCAAGAGATCGCGCAAAAAGCCCGAGGAGTACAAGCCGTTCATAAGCACCCTCGACATCTGGCAGATCGTCCTCTTGTACCTCCACGCAGGAGAGGACACTCCCCTTGAGGGTGATGCTGACGACAACATAAGGATTGCCATGCAGGGAACCAGATTGCACCGTGCTGACATCAGTGCTAAGGCCACCAAGGCTCTGGAGGACCAGCTTGCGATTGTGATGGCAAGAGGACAGATGTCGATGATCGCCCCGGTGGCAGAAGACATGGAGGTGAGTATGGACCTGGTGGAGTAATGTTGGGAGTGTGTTGCTTTTGTTTCCTTTTGATGGTGGACAAGGGGTAGAGCTCTAGAAAAATGAAAACAGAAAAACAAGTGTTACCATAGGTTTCCTTAACGACTCCCTTAAATGGGAGGTTAAACTACACCCATTATTCCAAACGACCAGATCCCCTAGTGAGTGCCTGTGCCCCAGCTCATCCTTTAACCCTAAAACACAACCAAAGAAAAATAACAGTTCATACAGAGAGCATTCTGGGATACCTCCAACGAGGATGGGGTTGGTGTCTTTGCTGGTG